TCTCGATCAGTTGTGTCCTTAAATAAAGTGTCATCTTTATCTTTAAAGTCAAATTTATCTTTACCTTTTAAATATTCTATGCCAGCAGAAAAAGGTCCTTGATCATACATTAACGTTCCACCATATGTTAAATCTTGTAAGTCTACATTTTTACCATCACCTAAACCTTGATTACTTTTACTGGCTGTAATTTTAGGATACACTTTAAGTCCTTTGTTATACCCTGTTCTCTCACCCAGTAATCCTGCAACACCGCCGTCTGCCATGTCTTCTGGATCATCTAATTTATTTTTTAAGTTTTGAAGTGAATCTTGATTTTGTTTGTTTAACCTATCTGCAATTTCTTGTTCTGTTTCATTTCTAACATAGTTAGATCTTTTTATAGGTTTAGATTTGTAATCTGCTATATTTTGTGTTCTTAAATAATTAAACATGTTTTCATTACCACCTAAATCTTCAGTAATTTTAATAGCTTCCAAAGCATCTTCTTGATCTTGTAAAGATTTTTTTAACAATTTATAATTAGAATGAGTTGGTGGAACCATTTCTTTCTTTTTTCTATTAATTGTATTTAAAATTTGTTCTTTTTGTGCTTTAAAAAATTCAGGACCTGTTTTAACAGTTTTGTCATACATATTTTTAGCTTTGGTATCAAAAAATTCTTTTCTATTAATAGCTGCAGAATAATCGGTTTCCACATCGACTTTACCAAACTCACCCATATCCATTTTTCCTTTAACTGGACCTCTAAGTCTTTGATTGGCATCTTTAAATAAATCTCTGTCAGTTATCTTTTTACTTTTTTTAAGTCCTTCAGTTCCTTTTTGAACTTGACCAGACTCCATTAATTCTTTTACAGACTTACCACCCATAATACCCTGGCTTGTGTCAATTTTTTTACCAGTCATGTCGACGACTTCACCTTGTCTACCAAATAATTTGTCTGTAATTTTTCTACCTTCTGGAGTATTGCCAGCTATTACTCTATACCTTTGATCAAATGCTGCATTTTCTGCTTGTTTAACAAAAGACAATATTTGGTTTAATTCATTTTCACTTTTAATTTCGTTAGGATTAACTCCTGCATTTTTTAATCTTTGTTCTAAAGCATTAACAGAAAAGTCTACTGATTTTTTATTAGCTATAACTCCACTTTTTTTAAAAAGTCCTTTTGCTATAAAGTTTCTAATAATTGACATTAATAATAATTCCTTTTTCTAGGCACTGATTTTTCTTCGACATAATCTTCGGGGTGAGAGATAAAGCCTCCCTGCCTGAATCGCATCACAGCCATAGTCATAGAGTCGACTAAGTCGTCATGATCACCGTGCGGGAATGCTGCACATTCCTCAATTACCTCTTCAGCAAAGTTCTGTTCTGGCGCCCAGATCATTCCAGACTCGAAAAGAGGTGCACACGTGTTAACTCTTACATGCTTATCATTTCCTCGGCTTGGTGTAAAGGTAGAAACTGGTATATCCATTTGTCTAAGTTCATACGTCAAAGGCAGTCCAGAAGCTTTAGCTTCAATAATTACTGTCTCAGGTTGCCAGTATTTATACTGCTCTAATGCTTTACGACGTAGTTCTGGAAACTCAAATCGTTCTTTAATACAATCTAATAGTATTAGATTAGCTGGAGAGTCTTCATTAGGATAGAAAACTCCCCAAGTTGTAATTGCACTATAGTCCGCTGTCTCCTTTTTCATAAATGCTGTGTCATAAGATTGTATGACGTGGTGTAAATCTGGTATCCAATCGTGTTTCCACTTACGCCACCACTCACGTTTTATAATAGCACCTTCTTCACTAGTTGGTTGTTGCATCCATTGTGCGTTCCATTTACCAACGGGTAGTGTTGCTTTTACTTTCTCAAGCTCATCTATATTCCAATACTCAGGCCAAACAGGAATTTGCTTGTCAGGTCCATGGTCCATGATTGCTGGAAATTCGACCACGTGCCATTGATCTGCTTTAGGTTCTTTTTGTTTTGATACCAACATCCCTGTTAAATCTTTTGTACTCCATCTAGTCATGACACAAACGATCTTGCCTCCTGGTTGAAGTCTTTGACGTGGTCCTGATGTGTACCATTCATAAGCAGACTCCATTGCCGTATTTGACATTGCATCTTGCTCCGAGTGTGGATCATCAATTATTAATAGGTCAGCACCCCGTCCTGTGATTGCACCACCGACCCCGGCTGCAAAGTATTCGCCACCTTGTGCTGTTTCCCACCTCCCAGCGGCTTGACTGTCTTCACGTAACGTTGTATCAAAAACTTTTCTATAGTCATCACTATCAATTAATGTCTTGGCCTTACGACCAAAACGAACAGCAAGTTCTCCTGTGTGAGTTGCTTGAATTATTTTTAATTTTGGATTACGGCCCACCATCCACGCAGGAAGCAAGAAAGATGCAAACTCAGACTTTGTATGTCTAGGTGGCATGTTTACAATTAATCTATTTATTTTTCCTTCTGCAAGTTCATTAAATTTTTTTGCAATATGTCTGTGGTGAGCGCCTTCAACAAACTCGGGCCACACACATTTGACAAAGGATAGAAAGTCGTCTTTGGCTAAATTTCTAATTTTTTTTTCTGCATACATGACTTGCAGTTTTTTATATTGCTTTCGTACGTCTGCGGGTAGCTTACTTATGTCTACGTCATTTAAATTCATAAAAATTTTTTATAATTTTTTTTGCATCAATATAGATGTTCATAATGAATTTAACAGCATTAACTCTGTAAATCAAGCAATACAACCTAGAGTAGTGGGACCCCTTTTGTATAAAAGGTATATAGGGTATGTTGTTTTAATTTGTGTAGGGATTGGGTCTGGTACCTCTATTGATGTGTAAGTAGGTAGGTGTGTGTGTGACCCAACAGGGTCACACATATTTATGTTTTGTTAGTCTAGCAATGTCATGTATGCACTAGCATTCATTCTACTAAACTTAGATAGTTTCTTCTGCATTGCAGAGTACTCTTCATCTCGTTCATGTTCCTTGATCTCGATGTATAACTTATGTTCATCTGGTGTCAGCATTGCTGATTGACCCGAGTAAGGATTAGTTGCTTTGATTTGATTTGTCATATAGGATTATCCTAGTCTAGTTCGGTTCTGTTGTCAACCCTTTGTATTGTAGTTCTTGGACCCCAATGCTCATTGCTCTCGGTTACCTTATGATAACCACCACTCTCTCGTCTGTGTCTAATAAACTCTATCGGTCGACCTTGTTCAATATTATCCATATTAATTTCTAACCATTCAAACTTACATCGTTGACTACAAAAGTATCTATCGCCTTGACTTGCAGTATAACCCCACGAATTAGGTGTTCGGTCCATATTGGCATATGCATAGCGCCCTCGAACCACGCCTCTAGATTTTAGAAATCTATCCTGTGTAGTTTTTTGGTGGCACTCTGGTCCTTGACAAAAATGTTTATTCGTCATGATTTGGCAACCCCCCAAACATTGACACAACACCTGCAAAACAAAGTAGTAGTCCTAATACTCTATGTTCGCCTGAGTGTATAAAAGTTATGAAACCTAACATTATTATTATAAACCCTACTAGTACCATCATTAATCTTGCGATTAATTCTGGGTAATGTATTTTATTGTTATTCATTAATGCCTCACTTTCCATGCTGTTGTTGCTGTTCTATAACCATGACTATCTAAATCATAATAAACATAATAAGGCACACCTTGTTTAGTTGTGCCATATCTTGACTTATCATCATGTTTGCCTTGTCTTGTTATGTGTTTTTTATGCTTACTTGCATAATATGTGATGTAAAATGTTTTAGTCATATTTCTCTCTTTCTGTTATGGGATAATCCTATAACAGAATTATCCCATTGTCAATAGTCTAATTTAGACTTTCTTCATATTGTTTTCTAGCCAATATCTTAGCCTCTCTTGATTGATTTTTATTCTTCATTCCTTTAATCATACTTGCTAGATTACTTGGATTGTAGATAGTTAAACCTGTTGAGTTAGTTCTAATTAACTCAGCCTCATCAAGTTCAATACCAAGTTCGGTTGCAAGTTCAATACCCTCGTTTAAGTATCTGTATGCTTTCAATCCTATTTTTAATTGATTGCATTGTTTTTGAATTGTATCAATCCAAGTTTGGTGTTTGGAAACTAGATTTGCTTTTGCAATTCTCCATTCTTCAAAAACTTTGTACTCATCTTTAGTACAGGCTATGGCTCTTGATCTGCAATAAGATGTTCCAATAACATCAAGATAGTATGGCGCATTAAAATCTTTTGCCATACCTGTATTGTCGTCATTATGATAATTAGTATATCCTAATGCTTTCATACATTCTTCAACATGTTTTGTTTTATGTGGATTGTCTTTGTTTTCATTTTGTTGTGCAAAGATATCTGGGTTTAAGTCTTTTGCTTTTAGTTCTTCTCGGTAGTATGCAACTGCAAACTTTTTGCCCTCATCACTACTATACTCACTACCATTTAGATTGCCAAATAAACCAAAATCAAAGTGTGATTTAGTTTGTTTTTCTTTACCCTCATCATCAACATCTTCGGAGTGTGCAAAGTAAAAGCATTTATCTTTTGCTACAACATCACATGGGTCGCCATACTTTCTTTTAAATACTCGTAAAGTATTTACATCTTCAACAGGATATGATCTCTCAACAACATCTTGGGCAACCATACTTGCATTTCTATATTCAATGTCCACATATTCTCTTGCTTGAAGAAATGCTTCTCGTTCCTGTGTGTCCTCATTCTCAAAAGTGTGTTTTATTTTATTAAAGAGTTTGTTTCTTAACTCGGTGTTCATTCTTATTTTAGTCATTTTTGCCTTTCTGTTATTTTTATTTATTTGCATTGATTTGAAATTAGCACTTGACAATAGGATTGTCAAGGACTATATATGACATTCAGCCTCATTTGAGGATTTATCGCTGAAACAAAACTATAAATCCTAATGGGACCTACACCAGCAAAAGTAGGTAGGATTATAGTAGTCCTGGAAGATAGCCATTGGACTACTACTGATCCCTGATCCAATGTGGCAAAGTCGGACGTAAAGCCCACGCCATTAGATCGGGGATCAGTCTATTAGTGCTGTGGTCCATGGATCCACTAGTGTGAAGAGACTGATCATTATTTGCTGGACCATATGTGGTAAGCTAACTCGAGTTAATCCAACATTGGTCCTGCTAATAAAAGCGCCAAGCTTCAGGCAGCAAGCAACGCTTGACAATGGTTTAGGGATAGTGTAGGATGTATTTAGAAAGGATATATTATGGAAAAAGAAGTAAACGGACATTTGTATATAGCAAATGACAACCTGAAGAGAATAGCGGATGCCCTGGATACTATCATTAAGATGGTGAAAGAGGACCAAGAGAGATCAAGAAAATATATGGAAGAGAAAAAAGATGAGTAGAAGAATTGAAAGTCCAGTGATTTTTATAAATCACTGGCGCTGGCTCGCGGCCAATGGATATAAAAAAGAAGCGGCAAGCTGCAAGCGCCAAGCTCAAAGCTTGACAAGACAGAATTATAATGATATTGTATCCTATAAAATAAAGGAGAAAGATTATGAAATCAACTGAAGCGTGGAAGCTGGTCGGTGGCTTAAGTAAACCATCAAAGATGCCTGGCTGGTCAATTGGTATACCTGCCAAAGAGTGCAAGACTGGCGGCAAGCTCCAGCAGGTGAAGGGCTCAGTCTGTTACGACTGTTATGCGCTAAAAGGTTGTTATGTTTTTAAAGTAGTTCAGGATGCGCAGTATAGAAGACTGGCAGCTATAGCTAGTCCGCAATGGGTTGAAGCTATGGCAACATTAATTAATTCAAAAAAGCCTGATGTGTTTAGATGGCACGACTCAGGCGATGTCCAAGATTTAAATCACTTACAAAAAATTTATGAAGTCTGTAGATTAACACCTACAAAAAAGCATTGGATGCCTACCCGTGAAGCATGGATAAAGGACCACCTTCAGGACAAGCCAAACAATTTAGTCATAAGGTTCAGTGCGCCCATGGTTGACCAGCGGGCGCCTGCTTCCTGGCCTAACAGTTCGGAGGTTGTTAACAGCAACGCCAGCTGCCCGGCCCCTAAACAAAACAATGAGTGCAGAGACTGCAGACAATGCTGGGACGCCTCAATTAAAACAGTTTCATATGGTAAACATTAAAACAAAATTCCCCTGGGAATATGGTCATGGGCGCGCCAATTTAAACGGCCCGCGAGTAGCAGGTGCTCGTTCCCTACCTGCATCGGACCAGGTCATTAGCTTAACTTTAGCCGACGGGTGTAATGGTAGCGTGCATCCTGGTCCGGGCCTAAACGTCAAGCGTCAAGCATCAAGCGCCAAGCTTCGATAACGTCAAGCGGCAAGCATCAAGCCCTTCGCTGCAAGCTTCAAGCGTCAAGCCCGAAGCGTCAAGCTCCAAGATCCTTGAACCACGATACATTTGAAAACGATTAGAGGACCTCGGACCAAGGGCCTGGATTAAGATAAAAGTATTCTTAGGATGTCTAATATGGAACGCTAATTGGTGCGGACTAAACCTAACTTTCTTACCCTTGGTTACTTTTAACTCTATAGTAAAAAAGTGCCCGTTATTATTACAGACCAGCAAGTCAGGAGTACCAAGTAAGCTAATGTTTTCAAGCCTAGTAAACGAAAACTCACTCCACTCTTTAACCAATTTTTTATAGAATTTAGCCTCTG